ATTTTTTCGCATACCAGCCTGCCGTCTTTTGTTTTATACAGATTGTCATCGGATGATTGCTCATTTTTTCGTGCCGCTCGTGCAGATGCGGTTCAATTTCGTGGCGTTCGTGCAGATGCGATTAAAAAGCGCTTGCACACACTGTACTGTGCTATAATGACACACAAGTAGCACCTTTCAAAGTATTTTTTTGTAACAGAGTTAAAACAAAATGGCTGGAATTTTACAATGGGAAAATTTAGATGCAGCGCACAAAGCGGCGATTAAAGTCGCGTGCGAGGCCAGTTTTGAAGCCTTTTTGAGACTATTTTTTCAGCTCATTCAAGGGCAGCGTTTTTTAAAAAATTGGCATCATACGTTTTCGTGTCAATTAGTCGAGCGCGTTGTGCGCTGCGAACTTGATCGAGCGATTATTAATGTGTCTGCTGGTTCGACCAAAACTGAAATATGGAGTATCCATTTTCCAGCATGGGGGATTATCCAGTGCTCGATTAATAAAACACCGAGTCGATGGTTTCCTTTGTCTTATTCTGCTGATCTTGTCGGCGAAAATGCAGGTCGAGTTAAAAGCATTATTGACTCAGAGCCGTTTCAAGCCATGTGGCCTATGGGCGCTAACAAAATGCAGGGCGCAAAAAATAACTGGCTGTATAAAGATCGAAGCGGATGTGACCACCGATTGTATGGCACGAGCATATCAGGACAAGTCACGGGCCGACGAGCAGGTTATATGATATCAAATGACGATGGTAGTCCAAAATTTACCGGCGCTTTGATACTTGATGACCCGTTGCCGCCCAAGGATGCCGACTATAAAAAGATTATGGACACGGCGAATAAAAAGTTAAATAGGGTGGTCAGATCAAGACTCGCGCACGATAAAGTGCCTATAATAATGGTTCAACAGAGAATCGCCAGTGGTGATTCGACTGATTTTTTGATGAGTGATAAAACACCGGATGATTATGAGCTGTTCAAGGTGCCGGCGTTGATTGATCGAGAGTATATCGAATCGCTTGATGATGATAATAGGGCGGCTTGTATTAAAGACACAGGATTCACGGGCGATAAAGTGAGTTATTGGCCACACAAAGAGCCGACCGAGGTATTAATCAAGATGCAGATAGCAGACAACTATATGTTTAGCGCACAGTATATGCAAGCACCCGATGACGCTTTGGTCGAGGGTGTGATTTTTAAGCGTCAAGTTGATCAAATGATTAAAGATGATAGATTCTGCAATCTGCCGATTGAGCCAAGTCTTGAAGTTCACACGAGTTGGGACATAGGCATTAATGACGACATGGTAGTTTGGCTTTTGCAGCTTCACAGGTTCGAGATTCGCGCAATAGCGTGTTACGGCAATTCAAATGAAGGCATGGAGCACTATATAAATTGGCTACTCGACTTTCAAAATGAGCACAAAATTCGTTTTGGCAAACACTACGCCCCGCACGACATTAGCGTGCGTGATGTAATGACAAAGCAATCGCGCAAGGCCACTGCAAAATTGATGGGTATCGATTTTACGATGGTAGAGCGTTGTTCGAGCAAGCGCGAGTCGATTAATGCGCTTAAAAAAGTCATGCCAAGGATGTGTATCGATAAAAAAAGATGCGACACGGATTTGTCGGGTACGACCGGCGATCTCGCTAAAAATACCGGCTGGCAAGCGTTAAAAACGCTCAGGCGGCAGTGGGATCACGATAACGAGACTTTTAAAGATCAAGTGGGTCCAAAGTGGGCGACCAACTACACGGACGCTTTACAGCAATTTGCGCTGTATTTTAAACAGCAAGACGATAAAGCCGACAAAAAAACCAAGCCAAAAAATAGGCGCGATGCTGGTGGGTGGATGAAAGGATGAGAAAAAAAGGCAGAACAGCGACAGGCGCGAGGTTTCTCTTGCTCGGATGGTGTATTGAAAGGCTGGCATATCACTATAAAATCACCAAGGACGGCGAGACAAAAAGAGTGTATATTGACACTATGAAAGAATTACGTGACGAAATGGCTGATTTTGAGCTAGAATTAGCACGAGAATACGACGAATCAATGACTCAAGGATGAGTATGTCAAATCAATTGGCAAAACTGTACGCACCACGTCGCGGCACAGGTGCAGGCGATTGTGAAAGCGCACTGCTACGCAAGATACGCGAGCGATCAAGTGCAGGCGATACTTATTGGTCTAAAAACCGCGAGAATGCAGAAGACGACCTTCGATTTTTAGGTGGTGAGCAGTGGCCGGCAGGTGTTCGAAACGAGCGTGAAGCTGATGGTCGTCCGTGTCTTGTCAATAACATCCTTCCTACTTTTGTCGATCAAGTGCTAGGCGATCAGCGTCAAAACCGACCTCAAATCAAAGTCACGCCGGTTTCAATGCGAGAAATTCACGGCGAAGAGCAAAAAATTCAAAACAAATCGGGTAAACAAGACTATTCTTATGCTGAAATAATGACAGCGCTTGTTCGCAATATCGAATATCAGAGTGATGCTGATACGGCGTACGATATGGCTTTTCAGGCAGCGGTTGAGAGTGGATTTGGTTGGCTGCGAGTAAGAACAGACTATTTAACAGACGATGCTTTTGAGCAAGATTTAATCATAGAGCATATTGACGATCAATTTTCGGTCACGATTGACCCGTCTGCCCGCAAATTCGACCGATCGGACGCAATGTGGTGTTTGCTTGATGACATGATGAATAAAAAAGAGTTTCAAGCGAAATACCCGAACGTATCGACCGATCCGGTTGATGCGGGCGGCGAAATGGCGGCGTGGTTTGGCGAACACACAGTCAAAGTGTCTGAGTATTTTGAGCGGGTGCCAGTCGATAAAGAGTTGGCATTATTAAGTGATGGTCGAATTGTCGGGCTTAAAGAGCTTGAGCTCATTGTCGATGAGCTGTACGCGCAAAACATACGTATTGTTCGTACCCGAAAGATCAAAACACACAAAACAATATGGCGCAAAGTCTGCGGTACAGCAGTGCTCGAAGGCCCTATTGATATTTGCTGTTCTTTTATTCCAGTCGTGCCAGTGTTTGGCAAAGTCAACACAATTCGAAAGACTAAAATATACCGCTCACTTATTCGTAATTCTAAAGACTCGCAGCGTCAGCTTAATTTTTGGGATAGCGCGGCAACCGAAGCTGTAGCACTGGCACCCAAAGCCCCCTATGTGGCTGATGCAGAGTCAGTGGAAGGCTACGAGGATGACTGGGAAACGGCGAACACAAAAAATCATTCGATTTTGTATTACAACAAATTAACACCAAATGATACCGGACCGAGGCGCGAGCAACCGGCTCGGGTGGCCAGTGCTGAGATATCAAACTCATTGAATGCGTCTGAGAAAATCAAACAAACTATGGGTATGTATGATGCAAGTCTAGGGAGCCAAGGCAACGAAATGTCTGGCAAGGCGATACTGGCACGGCAACGTCAAGGCGATAAAGGCAGTTATGCGTTTATCGACAATCTGAGCAAAGCAATCGCTCAAATTGGTAAAATTCTGGTGCAGATGATACCAAAAGTTTACGACACGGAGCGTGTCGCACGGGTGCGATTTGAGGATGAGACAGAAGATTATGTGGTACTGAATCAACAAGTGCTCGATGAGCAAACAGGGCAATACATCACAATACATGACTTGGGCGCTGCAAAATACGATGTGGTTGTCAAAACTGGACCGAGTTATGCAACGCAGCGCATTGAATCAGTTGAAAATATGCTGTCTCTTGCGCAGTCAATACCGGCGCTGGCCGGTGCTATACCTGATTTACTCGTATCAGCCATGGATTTTCCAAACGCTGATGCACTCGCAAAGCGCTTGAGAAAGATGGTGCCTTTGAATTTATTGACCGGAGAAGAGCGTGAAGCGCTTGAACAGGACGTGCCAGAGCCAGCACCACCAACACCAGAACAGCAAGTGCAGCAAATGGAGCTTGAAACCAGAGCGAAAGAAGCACAAGCCGAGGCAGCGCGAGCGGTTGCAGCACAAGAAAAAGCCAAAGCGGATATTATGATAGCAGAGTTAAAAGTTCAAGCTGAAACGATTAAAGCTCAACAAAGTGCGGTTGATTTTGATGAGCAAATACAAGACACAGTAGCAACGGCGATTGCTGAATTGCTGCAATCGCAAATGCAAATGCAAAAGAGAGTCTAGTTGGCATATGTAATTGCTGGGCTTAAAATCGACTTATAAAGAAAGCAAGGAAGGAGTACCGCTCATGGATGGGCAACCTAATTTAGAAGCGCAAAACGTGACACAAGACGCGACACGTGACACGGAAACCGTAAAAAAAGTGGACCCGACTGCTCGTTTTGAGGTGAGCACTGATGATACGCCGCGAGTTGTCGAAAGACGAGATGAAGCAGACGAAGAAGAATCGACTTCAAAAGCAATTGCGGATTCAAAGAGCAAAGCGACAGAGCAAGCAGCAGAAAAACAAGAGACAGAAAACGCGGCGCTCGATACGGTCATAGAAGAGCGCGAGCGCGAACGAATTCGTGCTGAAAAATTGCAATATAAGCTCGATGAATCAAAAAAAACAGATTCAAAGGAAGCACTACAAGAGCAACTTGACGCACTTGACCCAAACACTTTTGAGTCTTACACGGATTACTTAGACAAAGAAGAATCGCTGCAAGCGCAGATTGAAAGCGCACCTGCTCAAGCTGAATCAAAGACTGAATTATCAGACGATGCACAAGTGGCCTTAGCCGTTGTGCAGGATAAACTTAAACGCGAAACGAAACCAGATGATTTTGACGCGGTGGTCACGCAAAGTGATGTGCCAATAACGTCTGAAATCATTGAAGCGTTGCGCGATTGTCCAAACCCCGCACAAGTGCTCTATCACTTAGGGATCAACAAAGATCAGTGTCACGATATCGCAAAACTGAGCGCGGTACGCATTGGTAAAGCGATTGATGAGTTATCAAAAACGCTCTCAAAGCCAGCACCTCAAAAGCCAGTTCAGATATCAAAAGCGCCAGAGCCTATATCGCCAGTTTCAGGCGTGGGCAGCACGGCGCAAAAAGCACCGGAACAAATGAGTTTTTCTGAATACGCGATTTTTCGCGCAAGTCAGAAAAAAACGATCAAAGCATGGAAATAAGGATATTTCAACATGGCCGCAGAATCTAATAATTTACTCACGAATGACGTAATAGCGAAAGAAGCGCTTTTACTGTTAAAAAATAATCTTGTCGCTGCAAAGTGTGTGTATCGACAGTACGAAAAAACATTTGGTAAAGTTGGCGACACGATTCGTTTAGAATTGCCATACCGCGTCAAATCAGCCAGCGGTCGCGTTTTGGTTAAGCAACCAATGGTTGACCAGACCATTCCATTCACAATTCAAAACCAAGAACACGTTGGTCTTGAGTACACGATGAAAGACTTAACGCTTTCTATTGAGCAATTTTCTGAAAAGTATTTGAAATCAGGTATGACGCAGATTGCGAATAAGATTGATTCCAGTCTTTTATTGACGTTAAAGAATGCGTATCACTCTTATGGCACAGCAGGCACACGACCGGTTGATTATATCGACTATGCGAATGCAGCGGCGAAGCAAACCACCTATGGCGTTCCGCGCGATGGTATGCGTCATGCAATCCTAGACCCTTTCACACGAGCTGGATTAAGTGACGAAGTGACTCGATTGTTCAGCAAAAATGTTGACAGTGTTTACGGTGATGATTATGCGGGTAAAGTCGCAGGTTATGAGTCGTATGAGTCGCAAAACTTGCCCAAGCATACGGTTGGCGCTCATGGCGGCACGCCTTTGATCGCAGGCACGATTGCAGAAGGCGCAACAAGCCTTACAACAGACGGTTGGGACACGAGTGTTACTGGCCTGCTTTTGGCGGGTGATGTAATTACACTGGCAGGCGTGTATGGTGTTAATCCACAAAATTACACGACTACTGGCATGTTGCAAGAGTTTGTCGTTCAAGCTGATGTTGATTCGGATGGTTCTGGTCTTGCGACTATTACTGTAAGTCCAGCATTAAATGCTGGTTCTGCAACGACTACAAACGCGGACGGTGACACTATTTCACTGGCAGCGTATCAAAACATTACAGCATTACCCGCTGATAATGCAGCGATTGTGGTCAAAGGTACTGCGGATACAACTTATGAGCAAAACTATTTGTTTCACAGGAACGCGATTGCATTAGCAATGATTGATCTCGAATTGCCAAGATCAGCAGTGGTTAAAAGTCGTGCAGCAGACCCAGACACAGGTCTAAGCATTACAATGACCGCAGCGTATGATATTACCGAGCAGTCAGAAATCACACGACTTGATGCTGTTTGGGGTAGCAAATTGATTTACCCTGAGTTGGCGTTACGCATGTGGGGTGCAGCCGCAAGCTAATTCCCTTTGCAGTCCCGTATGCCATTGTGCGGGACTGCTTTTTTAACAGGACAACTTAATGAAAGTGTTTTTATTCCACGAAGATGCGCCAGAAGGCCAAATTTTTAAACAAGACTATGTAAGAGCCAATTTTTCACAGCTTGAGCTTGACGGATGGCGCGATACGCCAAAAGATTTTAAAAAGACAGCACCCATTATTGAAGTTAAAAAAGCAGAAAACGCAAGCCCTGAGCAGTTGATTGATATGGTTAAAAGCATGGGCTTTGTTGTGATGACACCTGAGCAATTCCAAGCTGCAAAAGTGATTGCAATCCATGATGCAGCGACGACACGAGGCCAGATCGGCGATAGTGTGGACGCTATAAATGATGCGACACCAACACAAGAGCCAGCGCCAAAAGAAATCAATGAATTACTAGCAACTTTTGAAGAAAATCCCCAGTGGCTCTTAAAAGAAGAGCTTATACAGATTGCAAATGAAGTGTACAGCGTGACAGACGTTAAAAAATTCCACACCAAGATATCAATTATTGAAAAGATTCAAACCGCACAAGTCGCTTAAAACGACAAAAGGCAGGGTTCAATGACAACAGTCCGTGACATTATCCAAAGCGCGTATCGAAAGATCGGTGTGTATTCCACCGGCGAAACGATGAGCGCAGACGAGGCCAGCGAAGCGCTTGAAGTTATGAATGCAATGGTCGATGCGTGGAGTAATGAGCAGCTTTTAATACCCGCTCTAACACTGGTTACGAAAGTGCTTGAGATTGGCGAGCGCCAGTACACGATTGGTGATTTTAACGCGCCCGTACCTGACCCATTGCCCGACAATCACATTGATAGTGTTCGGCCTATGCAATACGTTTCAATGTACTTGCGTGATTCTGGTAACGTGGATTGGCCGGTCAACCCGCTCGGGGCTAAGGGCTATGATTTAATCAGCGTAAAGCAGACGTTAAGACGACCCACTCGTTATTACATACGCGAAGGTTGGCCGCAAGACACGATCTACTTTGACTCGCAGCCGGACGAAGCCTATACGCTTTACATGCAGCTTAAATTGCCTTTAAGTGAGCTTTTGACCGTGGCCACACTGGATGAGGTGATTAATTTGCCGCAGGGCTATGAGAGGCTTTTGGCGTATAATTTAGCGCTTGAGCTTGGGCCTGAAAATGGCCGACAACCAGATCAAATGGTCATGGCTATTGCTGCAAAAACACTCAAACAGATTAAAAGGCGCAATACGGCACCGAGATTTTTAAGAGTTGATCGAGCCTTGACATCGGTTCGAGGCCAAACAGGTACTTATGTGATTAACCAAGGACCTTAAATGCAAAGACAAGTACCGTTGGCCATGACGGCAGCGAATGGAAATATTGCAGGACAAGAATCATTAATCAATTGCTTTGCTCAAAAAACGCAAGGTGGTAAGTATGCTTTTACGATTAAAAGCACCGAGGGCTTAGTGAGTCACACTGTATTGCCAGCATCCACCGGCGTGAAGGCGCTGCATCAAGTGGGTGATCGAGGTTTTGCAATCACCAGTGACGGCTTTTATGAGATTTTAGACACGGGCAGTTATGTCATTCGGGGCGCACCTGTTTTGACGGGGACGCGAGTGGTTGCTGATGATAATGGCGCGGTGATTGTCATGGTGGACGGTTTGCGCGGTTATTCTTATGACCTTGTTACCAATATTTTGACTGAGATTACCGACCCCGCATTTTATCCAGCATCCACAGTCACTTATCAAGACGGCTATTTCATCTTTGATCGCCGTGGCACACGCCAGTTTTTCATCACCGGCGTGCTGGACGTGACCTTTGACCCGCTTGAGATTGCCAGCGCTAATGGTTCACCGGACAATCTGGTGGCAGTGCTATCAGACCACAGAGAATTGATCTTATTTTGTGAAACGACAATCGAATTTTGGTACAACAGTGGCAGTTTAGATTTTCCGTTCCAAAGGTCCGAAGGCTCATTTATTGAGCGCGGGTGCGGCGCGAAGTATTCACCGGCCAAAATGGACAACATGGTTTTTTTTGTCGGTAATGATAAAAACGTCTACGTACTCCAAGGCTATCAAGACACAATGATCAGCACTAAACCTGTTTCTGATGATCTTCAAAACGTCAATCTTAACGATACGTTCGGCTTTACTTACACGGATGGCGAAAATAAGTTTTATCAATTAACAATACCGGCGCGTCAAAAAACGTGGGTGTACAACCTTGGCACAGGTGCGTGGTTTCAGCGTGCTAGTAATGTGTTCAACAGGCATGTTGCTAATTGCTCAATTAATTTCAACAACAAAATACTCGCAGGTGATTTTCAGGCTGGCGTGGTCTATGAAATGACTTATGCTACAAACACGGACGATGGTGAACCATTGCTCAAGCGCTTTGTCTTGCCAGTGATTAGTATTGGACGTGAGCGCAAATCAATATGGTCTTTCGAGTTGGATATGGGTGCCGGTGTTGGCTTGGCCAATGGAGTAAGTTCAGACCCAAGGGCCAGCTTGCGAGTCTCAAAAGACAATGCGAAAACGTGGTCAAGCAGCATGTCAGCCAAAATTGGCAAGATCGGCGCTTATTCAACCCGCGTTAAATGGAATAAATTAGGGCTTGGGCGGCAATTTACGCTTGAAGTGACTATAACCGCTGATATAGATTTAGATATTGGCGGCGCGTATGTCGAGGTCAGTTAATGGTTGATGAGAATTTAGTCAGTTCACCACCGATTAATGCAGAGGTGGTGAACAAAAATGGACGCATGACGCCAGTTTGGGCGAGATGGTTTCAAACGCTGTATCAAAGAACCAGCTTTCAGGGCGGTAACTCAATTGATGCAGCTTACACAACCGAGCAATACACAAATCAAGGCACAGTGCGTGCAGTTCAGGCGAGTTTTACAGGTGGCAGCGGAGCGCTAAGTGAAGTAATCCCGACGTTTTTTAGTTACAACTTGACGTTTTGCGTGCGCGTTGCAGTGGGTCGTTATTTTTTCGTGATGCAACAACCAACTTTTAACGGCCTAACAATGCTTGAAAAGTACATTCCGTTGACAAGCCACACGATTGCAGCAGGGCCAACGTCTGATATTGTCGGTGTTGATTACATACCAAATCTGGATGGCATCAATGATTTTGTCAGTTTTTTCCTAGAAATTTACGAGATAGTTCAAGGCACGCCGCCAGCGCTGAATAAGGTGTTGTTCGACCCGACAGCATCCGGTGATACAGTGACAGTGTGCGTGTTGTCTGATATCGGTGATGGTACTTTACCGCCTAGAAATTAAAAGGATTAATGATGCAGGCACAAGTAAGCGAGCAGCGCGAAGACCCTGACGATACACATCAGGGTGATATTGAGAGGGCGCTTGATCAGGTTTCACAACTCGATTGTGAGCAGCGCAGGGCCGCCATGATGGCGCTCGAATGTGACATGTTGCAGTTACCGCAAACCGAAATACCAGTTCGCCATGAATTTAATGGCAGCATGTATGCACGGCAAATCTTAATCCCCAAAGGGACCTTAATCACCGGTCGAATCCACAAGTTCGATCATTTTGATGTCATGGCCTATGGTGATATCACATTAAGCACTGATTCTGGCGGTGCGACACGATTAAAAGGCTATAATCTCATCAAGAGCAAAGCGGGCAAAAAGCGTGCTGCATTAGCGCACGAGGACACAATGTGGATTACATTCCACAGTTCGCCCGAGAAAAACCCTGATGAAATGTATAATTACTTGTCGTGTGGCTCTTTTGAAGAGTACGACAACTTTCAAATAATGCTAGAGCACGCTATGAGCGGCAAGGATATAACAATATGGCCTTAGTTGTTTCAACTGTTGTAAATGTGGGTACAGCCCTATTGAGTGGCTATGTGCAAAACCGAGCTTCGAAGCGTGAAGCGGAAGCCATAACACAAGGTACAGCTCAAGAAATCGCCTATGGTGATCGAAATTTAGAGCTGCAAGAGCGATTATCAAACCAACAGCGCGAAGATTTTGCGCCGTGGCTGGCCTATGGTTTAGGCGCACAAGAGCGAATTAATCGCGGCATTGAGAGTGGTTCGTTTCAAGTTGGTGATTTTGATATCAGTCGTGACCCAAGCTATAACTTTCGACTCGCCGAGGGTGAAAAGGCTGTTACACGGGCCGCCAGTGCTGGTGGAAGGCTCGAAAGCGGGGCTTATGATAAAGCCCTAACACGCTTTGGTCAGGACTACGCAAGCCAAGAATATGCGAACCAATACGCTCGAAACGTTGAAGAGAAAAACCGCGAGTACAATATTCTAGCCAACATGAGCAGCCAAGGCCAAGCCAGCGCAGCAGGTCAGGCCGGTGCTACTGCAACGCTTGCGAGCAATCAAGGTAATATTTTAAGCAATCAAGGTCGAACGCAAAACCTAGGCACGCAAGGGTACGGCGCGACGCGAGCCAGAGGTTACACAAACGTGATGAAAGCGCTCAATACCGGCATGGAAAACTTTTTATCAACACGATAGGGTGTAATTATGGCTGATGAATTCGGTTTTAATATGGGTAATGTGCTCAGAAACCAAGGGCAACGACAGCAAAACGAGATGTACAAGCAGAAAAACGAGCTTGGCAGGATGGAAATTGACGCTTATAAAGCGCAAAGCAAAAACGCGCCAATGGTCAATCAATTAAAATTGAATGCAGCCGGCGGCAATGTGGATGCTCAAAAGCAGTACCTTGCACTTGACCCAGTGAACGGGCCGGCGTTCATTGAAGCGCTCAATAAGATGGACGCTCAACAAAAAGAAGCCACACAATTGAAAGTCAATCAAATGGGCCAGCAGTTTGTGCGGATTCAGCAAGAGCCTAAGCCTGAAAACAGGGTTCGAATGTACGTCGAGCTGGTGTCGCAATTGCCCGAAGAGCGACGAGCGCAAGTGCCAAGTGAATACAATCCAGATTTTGTTGAGCTGCAAATCGCAAAGCTTAAAACGGTTGACCAGTTGATTAAAAGCCCAGACGTTAAACAAGTTGGTGGTCAAGATCGAGTCTATAAAGACGGCAAAGAGATCGACAGGGCCACAAGACCCGTTAAATTAAGCAAAGAGGACAGGCCCAAAACGCTCAAAGCGTCTGATGAGGCTCAGCTTTACAAGCAGCTTGCAGCGGTTGAGAGTGGGTTTCTTGACCCCGTCACTAACGAAATGTCGGGCTGGACAACGGATGGACAAAAGCGAACAGCAGCACGAATGGACCAAGCATTAAAGTTGTGGAAAAAAAAGCCAGATATGTTGCTTGGCGAAGTAGCCGCAGAAGTCATGCGAGGTTCGGGCGTTAACCTGCTCACGCCAGCTCAAATGACAGACCCAAAAGACCCAGCCGCGATTGGTGAGTTCTTATTGAGAAAAACAAACCGTTCACCATGATTCTGTTACAAAAAAGAGTTGCTTAGTGTTCTTGTAGTGTACCATACTGGCACAAGTGCAGTGTGTACAAGCGCGTTTGATCTGCGCGTAAAGATCATGTAAAGAACGATAAAATGGGCATTACTAAAAAATACGAAGACATGTACTCGCATCAAATCAAGATCATAAAAAGCAACACGCTTGGCGTTTACGTGTACCAATGGTATTGGCTGTACAGTCGAATTTAGCAACGGCCTGAACGTCGATTATCAAAATGGCCACGCCTACTATGGTGGTGATTTTGGCGCACCATCGAATCGCTTTATCGCGTATAGAATCATCTTTGAAAATGACCCCGAAAATGAGCTGGATTTTGAAGAGCTTGATTTGGAGCTGCAAAAATTGATCGAAGATCACGAGCCAACGTTGGCTGATTTTGGATTGACTGATGATATTGACGATCTCAGCGATGAGATACAAAACGAGCGAGAAGAACAAGGCTATTACATAGCCATAGAGCCGTGAGTTCTTTTTGAAAAAAACAAAACGCTAAAAAGCCATTGACGGCGAAAACCACAGCAGGAGCGCAAGCGTGTCTGATATCTTACGCGAGTTTCGAACGCAATACCCAGAATACAATGGTATTGGCGACGACGATCTAGTCCAAGGTTTACACGGCAAGTATCAAGCCGAGGTAGCACCATCCATTACACTGGATGAATTCAAGTCCAGTATTGGCTATCAAGGTGTTCAAGCCCCGCTGCAACAGCCCGCAGCCGTGCCGTTCTCGCAAAACCAGTCAACACCACAACCAATTCCACAAGCTGGACCGCCAGCATTGGCACAGCCCAAATCAATGCTTGAGCGTATCAATTCAAAGCTTGGCAATGTTGGCGCTAGTGTTGTGGAGCGTGCCGGTGATGTTGGTGGCGCTTTTCTCGAAGGTACTCGCATTGCAGCCAAGCCACTTGATGATTATTTTGGGACCGGCGCTATTGGCTTTGATAATGGCAAACCAGCTTATTTTTCACAAGATGAAATGCAGCGCCGGAAAGTGCCGAATTACTCAAAAACCGCAGAGGACAGCTTAAAAGGTGTTGATTTAGGGTACCAAGAGCAAGTGTCGTGGGAGCAGGCCAAGCAGCAATTTGTTGATGACCCAGCTTCACTTAAAACCGTGGCGACGATGGCCGAGTTTGGCCTTGAGCAAGGCATAAAATCATTGCCTGATATGGCAGCGGCCATGTTATTGCTCCCCGCACACATTGTTCAACGATCGGCAGAAATTGGCCAAGCCAGAGCGAATAACGACAATCGCGAGCAAACAACCCCCTTAGATATGGCTATAGCAGCCCCGTTTGCGGTTGGCTCTGCTTTACTGGACCGGATTGGCGGCAAGGCCATTATGGGCGCGTTCAAGAAAGGGACAACAGAAGAGGCCGCAAAAGCAGCCGGTGAAGCCGTGATTAAAGCCGGTTTTGCCAGTGCTGCAAAGCGAGTTGGCGTGGCTGGCGGTAGTGCAGCACTCAAAGAAGCAGGCACGGAAGCGGTTCAAGAGGGTATGATTGAATATGTTGGCGAAACATTCGGCACTCAGGCTAAAATGGAATTCAAAGACGCACTAGATCGAGGTTTGGCTGGCGCAGTGGCTGGTGGTGTAACCGGTGGCACGCTTGGAGCGGTGGGTGCGACTACTCGTGAAGCACTACGACCAAGTGAGCAGGCAGAGCCATTATCACCAGCGGCGCAGGCTTTTATAGGTTTGTTTAAGCCAACAATTGATCAGCTTGAATTAAGGGACAAAGAAGGTGATACGCTTGATGCGTTTCGACCAAGGCCAAACAATATCGACAGTGATTCACCGACCATGAATCCAAGCGATCAATTCTTTGGTGGTGATGGCGAGTTTCAGTCTGATTCAAAGATGCCAGCATTCGACCCCGTGGCGTTTGATGGCCCAAAGTCCCCAGCGGGTGTAATCGACAGCGAGGCCGATCGAGGGCCGGTAACAGAAGAGCCAAAGCGAGAGCCAAAGCCAGAGCCAAAGCCAGAGCCGAAACCTACAGAAAGCGATAAAGAAACAAGACAAGTTAAAAATCTTGAAGTGGTTGAGGCGCCGATTGATGACATTACAATCTCAAAAGACGTGCCGCAATTCAAAGATGGTGCTGATGAAATTGGTGTTGTTGAGCCATTAGGCGGTCGATTCGAGCGTACAGGTGTTGGCCCTATTCAAATATGGGTTCGAAATGACGGTCGAAAAGAGGTGATATCTGGCAGGCACAGGCTAGACCTAGCCAAGCGATCAGGTGAAAAAACAATTCCAGCGCAGTATCATTATGAATCAGATGGCTTTGGTCAAGATCAGGCCGCTCTGCTGGATTCGTTATTGAATATTCGCGAAGGGCAAGGAAAGGTAAAAGATTATGTCGATTTCATCCAAGGCACCAAGCCAACCAAACCAGAAGCCGAGCAGCAAGGCTTATTGGGACGACAGACGGGGCGAAGGGCTTTCGCAATCGCAACTCAAGGCAGTGATACGCTCATTGCCGCCCACCGAAGCGATGAATTATCAGACCAAGCCGCTGAAAAAATAGCGCAAGCAGCCCCGAACGATGAGGCGTTGCAGGCGGTTGGCATTCAGGCGATCAAGCAAGGTAAGAGTATAGCGCTGGCTGAAAACTTAGTGAAGGCAGTATCAGTGCTTGAGCCGGAGCCAACACAGGGCGACATGTTTGGCTTTGATGATAGCGCTATGGTTGAAGCTGTAAAGCTTGCAGAGGCGGCAGGTGCTAAGCAGCGCGATATTCAACAGTCATTGAGCGCTATTCGAGGGGGCGCTAAAAATCCAGAGCTGGCAGCAAAGCAAGGCGTGGACGTTAAAGACCCTGACGCAGTGCGCAAGCGTATCGCAAGGCTTTCAAAAGAAAAACAAGCTTGGGACAATTGGCCTACTCATCCGGTGATGGTTAAAGAACTCACCAAAGGCATTAAGCGTGATGATGAGGCTATTGGTTCACAACAAGAGATTGAGCCAAAGCCAGAGCCAGTTATTGACCAAAAACCAAAACCAACAACCGATCAAGAGCTGAAACCAGCACCCAGTGTGGCCCCAGCCGCTAAAGCGGTTGAAAAGCCCAAGACCGATCAAGAAAGCACGTACACACCACAAGACTTTGAGAGCTTTCAAAAAGCCATAGCGCAGCGAACATTAACAGCCAAAGAGATCAAGCAAGACTTTGAAAGACTGGTGGCCAGTGAACAAGAGATATTGGCAACCTTAAATTCACGATCTTACACCAAGGCTATACTTCAAGAAATCGCCAGAACAGCAAGAACCGACCTTAAAAAAGCCCAGCTTGCAGAAGCAGCCTACCACCAAATGCTATCAAGCCATGTGGCGAAAGAATCCTACACGTTAAGTTGGAGCGCTAACACGCCTTATGCTGTAATGATTGGCAAGCTTGTTGATGCTCAGACACAAGAAGATGTTGAGCTATGGTATTCAGCGCTTGATAAAAACAAGGCCGAGCGCATTAAAACTCTCGAGAAAACCAAGGCAGCGCTTGAAAACCCTAAAACACTCACGGATTTTAAAACCTTCATCCAGTACAAAGGTAAAAACAAACTCACGCCAGAGCAGTTGGCACGTTATGACGAGTTAGTGGCCGATTCACTCAAAGATTCACAAAAGCCAGCAGTGATTAAAGCTGGCGACAAAAAGCTTGAATATGACGAGCATCAAACCGTCCACAGTAAAAAAGGCCATGACCTATTCGTGATTGTGTTACGGCGCAGGCTTGAGCGTGATGAATATAACGAGTTGAATAAGAGTGCCAAGGCCCTTGGCGGGTACTATTCCAGCTACACCAAAGACGGCGCTATTGCAGGCTTTCAGTTCACAACCCGTGAAGGTGTGGACGGCTTTAAGCAATTGCTTGACGGTAAAAGTGTGAATGCCAGTGATGCAGCCGAGGCCAAAGCATCCTTGGCACACGTTAAAAACGCTGAAAAGCTCAGTGAAATGGCCGACAAGATCACACAACGCGCAGAGAAAGCGCTGAACTCAAACCGCAAGACCAACACAGTCAAGCGGGCCAGAGAAGCAGGCTATCAGATCGAGCGGGCCGAGAGTGAGCTTGTGTTTGCGGCCAACTTACGAGTGATTGCAGCCGGTTTAATCAATGGTGATTTTAAGCATTTAAGCCAAATTTCAGCCATGACCCAATTAACCGAGCTGAACGGTATTTATGACTCAGCCAAGTATCAGTACAACCGCGACAACAAGCGCGATTCAAGAGCGACAGCAGAATCCAGCGATGTGATTGCAACCATTGGTATGCCAAAATTTAACGTCTGGACTGATGACGCTAAAAAGCACGCCAATACACTTACAGGTAAGCGAGGGTATGGCCCACTACGGGAAGCACTTCATTTAATTGCAAAATCAAATGACAATAAGCCGACACCAGTCAGTCGTGAAGTGGCTGAATTGATCGAAAAAGCCAAAGCGAGCGACTTGTTTGGAAGTCACGAGTTCTCCTGGATCAAGGATAAGCTTGAATCCACCAAGCGCCTTAACAGAATGGGCATTACTACGGATTCCGAGCTACGCGCCGCTCTGCGTGAGCTTGTGTCAATTGAGGTTAAAAAGCGCGAAAAGACCAAGGCCGATAAGGTTAAAGAGCTTGAGCGTGAGCTTGTTGGTCAAAAGATTGAAGGCTTTTTTCCAACACCAAACGTCATTATTGATCAGATGATAGCCATTGCTGATATTCAACCCAATGACCGGATACTAGAACCAAGTGCTGGCAAGGGCAATATACTTGATCGCTTGGTTGAAACCGTACCGGATATCAATTTGAGCGTGCAGGTGGATGCAGCCGAGAAAAGCTATTCACTGCAAAAAATACTCGAATTCAAAGGCTACAACGTCACCAGTGGTCATTTTCTCGAAGTCACGCAAGAGTACGACAAGATTCTAATGAACCCGCCGTTTGAAAACTTTCAAGATATAGATCATGTACGACACGCTTATTCACTGTTAAAGCCAAATGGCACTTTAGTGGCCATCATGGGGGCAGGCGTTAAAAATTCCAGAACCAAGGCCAAAGAATTCATGCAATGGCTGGATTACAACGGTGGTTCAATAGAGGATTTGCCAGCTAATTCATTCAAAGATTCAGAGCGATCCACTGGTGTATCGACCGTTATGGTGGTCATGCACAAGCCCGACACCGGCATTGTTAAAATGCAGATTATGGAATCCAAGGGCCAGACTTACACGCCGGACACCTTCCAAGCCGCAGGCACTAATCACTATCGGACCTATGGCGAGCTTGGCATCCCACCACGATCTGAAACCATGATTATTCGCGGCAAGGTCCACGAAATGCCAGAGAAAGCTCAAAGGCACGAGCCGATCATGCAAAAGCTTGTGGAAATTATGGGACCAAGAATCTATTTCTCAAAAGTCAAAGGCCGATCAACCAATGGCTTTTACCGGCCAGCGGTGGGCGAGATCAGGACCAAAAAGAAAAACGATGTTGAGATACTGGCGCATGAGATGGCGCATTATCTTGATTTTTACTCGAATATATCATTGCCAAACTTTCAAGCCGCTTACAAAGACTCGCGCTTTCGTGATGAGGTTATGGCTTTAAGCTACACCGACAAGACTAAAGACCTGCAAGAAATCGAAGGTTTTGCGGAATTTGTACGCCTATGGCTAACCAATTCAGCCGAGTCAAGTCTATTAGCCCCGAAATTCAGTGAAGAATTTGAGCGTTTATTGTCAAGAGACAAAAAGCTTTTCAAAAAAATGATTGATTTGCAATTGATGATGCACAGATTCTATCTTCAAGGGCCTGAAAAGCTTGGTGAAGCCCTTATGGGTAAGAATGAGCCATTGATGTACACGTTCCAAAAATGGAAGCTCAGACGCAATTCAAAGCTCAGACAAGCCATTATTGATTCAACACACGCTTATCGGCGTATTGAGCAGGATTTAACGGGCGGGATTGCCAGTGCGAACAAGTCAGCTTGGAAGTTGATGCGTATGGCGCAAGGCGGCAGCGATGGTGTGGCAGAACATATCTTAAATGTGGGTACTGTAACCTATGGCCGAAATGGCGATTTAATCAAAACTGGCAAGGGCTTGTATCAAGTCTTTAAGCCGGTGAAAAAAATCAAAAGGCTCAAAAAGCACAAAAATATCACTCAAGCTAATTTATTGATGCGTTATTTTGTGGGCTTGCGAGCGCAAGAGTTGCGAGGTCAAGGCCGCGAGCGATTAATCCCCAAAGAAGTATCAGAAGCTTGGATTCAATACGGTGAAGATTACCCGATTTTTAGAGGTATACACAAAGAATATCAAGAATTCAATGCTCGAAACCTTGATTTTTATGTGAGTGCTGGCATCTTATCAGAAGAAGGTCGCGCCACATTCCAAGAGCGCAATAAGAATTATGTGCCATTTTTCAGGATTCGTGAAGCCCTTGATTCTGATGTAAGCCCGACAAGCTCAGGTTTTAAAAAGCTTCTTGGTGGTACTGGCAACTTGAAAGACATTATGGTGAATATCCAAGAAGGGATTGCGAACAACACCAAGGCCGCCATGCAAAACAAAGCCAAGCAAGTGTTTTATAACATGATGGCTGGCAGTAAAGATTCAGCGTACTACGCGGTGCAGATCGGTACGGACACCAAGCCAGTTAAAGTGATGAAGCAGCAAATGGAGCAAAAGCTAAGCCAAGTTTTTGCAGCGCTTGAGCTTGACCTTGATGAGTATTTTGATCCGCTCAGCGATAAAGACACCGGCATAGGCTTTGATGATTTGTTAACAGATGATTTATTAACGTTTTGGCAAGTGGGCCAAAAGCCAACACTGACAGCATCAGGCAACGCGCTCGACACAGTGATGATTGCAGGGATGCCAAAATACTTTGAAGTGCAGGACGCAATGCTCAATGAAATGTTGTTGTCATTAAATCCTAAAGTCTATGGAAAAATCATTGGTTCAATGTTTGCCATTAAAAACTTTCACACGCGAACCATTGTACTGGCCCCGCAGTTTATGCCTTTTAACCTCATTCGGGACACATTGAGTGGTGCGATTTTAACCAAAGGTAAGTTTATACCGCTCATAAGCAGCCTTACAGGCATGAAAGATTATCTGTTCAAGACGCAAGCTTACAATGATTGGTTAAGAGCTGGCGGCGCACACAGTTCAAGACTTGACGGTATCAACCAAGAATCTGGCGCAAGACGGCGAATTAAGCTTGATGAGTTCGGCGCAAGCACAATACCCTTGTCAATGCTGCATTTTGTCGATCATATCGCGAGTGCGTTTGAAAATGGGACGCGAATCGGTGAATTCAAGCTGGCACGAAAAGCCGGTAATACCTTGATGGAATCAGGTTTTCGAAGCCGTGAAATATCAACAGACTTTAGTGTCCGAGGCTCAAATGAGTTTTTGACAGGGCTTATTCGAACCATACCGTTTATGAACGCCATGATTCAATCGCAGGACCGCTTATTCAGAGAGTTGTTCGTCAGTAAAAAATACGATGGCAACCCGACCAATGTGGCCATGAAAGGTATTTTAGGGATAGGCGTACCAACCATGATGTTGTGGTTACTCAATCACGACGATGAGGACTATATTAATCAAACAGACGTGACTAAAAAGCTCAATTGGTTGATTCCAATTGGTGATGGTCGATTCATCAAGATACCAAAGCCGTTTGATATCGGCTTTATGTTTGGCACGGTGCCTGAAACCATGCTCGACTATTACAAGGACAAAAACGGCAAAAAGTTTGCTGAAAGTCTGGCGTGGATGGTTGTTCAAATGTATGGGGTAAGCTTGCCAAGCTTTATGCAAGGCCCAATGGACATTATCACGAATGAAAAGTGGACCGGCGCACCAGTCGTGCCAAGCGCTCTAGGTGATGAAAAGGTGAGCAGTGTGAACCAGTTCAATGCCAGTACGTCACAGGTGTTTATCGAGTTTGGCAAGGCAGTGGGCATGAGTCCCATGAAGGCGGAACACTTGTTTGATTCAGTGACCGGCTATTGGGGTGATATGACCAAGGCCATGATTGATACGGCGCTTTGGGATACCGAGCGCTTTGGTGAACCACCGGAAAAAGATATATCACGTAATATCTTTATGGGTCGGTTTATAACTTCACGGGTACCATACTCAAACGCGCCAATGGAGCGTTTTTTCAAGTTGCGCGAGGATGCTATGCGGTTTGCCGGTGATATGGCGCAAGCTCAAGGTGTTGAGGCGTATTTAAAGCGTGAGCCAGTCAATATGCAAGACTTTTTTAAAGATGATGCCATTGTAGCCACCGGCTACACGAAAGAAGAAAAGCAGACTATGGTAGCGCTTAACACGAAAATGACCAAACTTGTGAATCTCATTTATGGCAAAAAGGGCATGAGGACACAAGAGCTTATGGCCAGACTTGATAAAAACCTCAATGCCGAACAAAAACGCGCCGCAATGGAAAAAATATGGTCAAGGCGTGCCGTTCTCTTTAATGACTACATGACCAATGTTGAAAGGCTACTTCAAGCGCAACGTCAAAAAGGGCTTGATCGAATCAAACGAGAAAAGGACTAAGTTATGGCTATACGATTATCAGGCCCACGATTTGAAGTTGACGACAACAACGGCAACCCACTCGCAGGCGGCAAAATATACTTTTACGAGTCTGGCAGCAATGAGGTGTTTAAAACCACTTACACGACCGAGGGCCAGAGTGTTGCCAATACGAATCCGGTGATTTTGGATTCCGCAGGGCGAGCCGCTATATTTCTGGAAGGCTCATATAATGTTGAAGTCTACGATGCAGACGACAGTTTGATTTACACCGAAGACCCGATCAGTTCAGGCATTTTAAACGAGTGGATTGGATGCAGGGCGGCCACTTATATAAGCCCTACCAGCTTTTCAGTGACCGGCAACCAGACCGACAGCTACACGCCTTCACGCCGAATCAGACTCTATGATGGTGTGAGCTATGTGTACACCAATGTATTGACCAGCGTGTTTGCAACGTCAATAACCACAGTAAACGTATCAAGTGGACCCGTGAGCGCTTCACTTAATCAATCGTGTCTTTCAATCTTTGATCAAACCAGCTTTTTATCAAGTGTGTTTGACTCGGTTTCTCAGATGATATCCACGGATTTATCGAGCGGTGATGATGCTAATACGCTTTCGTATTATTCAGCCACGAGCGCTGAGGAATTTAAGGGTGGCGCATCTTACAAGATTATGACCGTGAGTGATTACACGACTTTGACTGGCAGTGGTACGCCTTATGCAGGTGTAGATCATTTGTTGAATAATGGTAACGTGGCAAGATTAGTTGCGGAAAAAGGTATGAATGCCCTTCAATGTGGTGCGACAGGGGATGGTACTACTAACGATTATCTTGGCATACAGCTATCAATGGACTATGCCAGCCTTAATAATTTCAAGTTAGAGCCAATTGGATATGAATTCAATATAACAGACCCATTAACAATCAACGAAAACCAACTGATGACTGGTTTAAACATGCTTGGACAAAACAACCCTGGCTTCCAGTTCAATGACAAGAACAGTATGTTAGTTGGAAATTTTCTTGGAGTTCAAACTTCTGGAAGCCTTTCACAAACGGCGTATTTCTTGGAAGGTTCAGAATCGCCTTTGGTTGCATTTAATAGGTTTGATAGAAATGGCTATCAATGTATACAGGCGACAGGGCAAAAAACATTTGGTCAAAGGATCATAGGCAACTATAGCAGTGACTGTCCTAATGACTTCTTATTGCAAAACAATGACTTTGAAAATGGTATTACTCACTCGTGGATGATTCTTGGCAACTACGTAGATGCCACTAATAATGGTGTTGCTTATGGTGCTACTGAATCAAGAGGGATAGGTTTTACTTCTTGTTATGGTGGTATGGCTATTGGGAATTCTTTAGTAGGCATTAAGGGCGATAGTGCAACCCATTTAGAGAACGTACAAGAAACAATGTTTATTGGGAATTATTACCGAGATAACTTAGTGGATGTATTGAACAGTGGTGACGGGACCAGAAAACTAATAAGGCTAACAGTTTCAAGTGGGGCGATATCTTATTTAGATGTTATTACAGACTCTATCTCAGGTGCTACTGGCACGATACTATTCTGGCTGGCTGATGGGGCTATTGCTCAAGTGTATTTGATAACAGGTACATTTGGTGAAGGCAACGCATTTACCACAAGTGCTGGCGCTACTGGTACTGTAGGTTATGTTAATAGTACCCAAGTTCACACGAATCATATTGGTAATGTATACCACAAAACGAACAGTGATACTGCCGTTAGTTGGGATACTGGTGGAAATTATTATTCATTAAAAAACTTCAATATAGCGAATAGCTGGAACAATCAAGGACCGCGATCTGGGCGGTCTGCTGCCGCTATTAATGGCCCGCTTGATGCTACAATTTCAATGAGTTCCTTTACTGGTTGGGGCAATGCGCTTGTAGCCAATGGTCAAGTGGTTAACAACGAGTTTAGTTTCAACAAATACTGGGGTAATGAGTATAATGTCAACCATTCAGCAAGTGTTATGCAGAATTGTAGTTTTATACGAGAAAAATTCTATGATGGTATTTTTAGAACTGTAGATTTACAGAATTCTGAAATATCAGATTGTGTGTTTAGTGATGGGGCTATTAATATAGCTTCTACAACAAATGACAATATCTGGAAGAACAACAAAGTCTCAACTGATGTCACTTTAACCTCTTTGAACCCTGCTGAATTTAGTGTTTGGGAGTCAAGAGTTTACAATAAAAATGGGCAGAAAAGTCAAATTATACTTGAAGATGATTTCTTAAATGGTATTGCTTTTGTTCAATTGTTAGGCACTTTAACCCCATTCGGCGGAAACACTTCCGCTGTAGTGTCTTGGCAGTGGACCTCGCGGTCAAGCGGCAGACGGTACGGTCAGATGGGTAGAGCAATTGTGAGTTGGGATGGATCGAGTGTATGTGCTGTCACAAATGACCCCAATAATATTACAAATGGAACTGTATCAACAAGCTTACTGCTTACGGTATCGGGTACAAACTTACTGCTTGAAGCGAATTATGCTCATGCGGGGGCTTTTTCATATGTCACTGCAACAATAGATATCCATGTGAATGGAGTTTCAGTCACACCGGTTGAATTTTTAGACAGACCTTAATGACAAGTAATCACCCTAAGCGCTCGAATACTCGCATTGCATTCTTTGCGAAGCGCTTCCAAGTCTTGCCACAGCCATTTCACTGTCTCGTGGTGGGCGCTTAAATAATCAAGTCGTCTTTGCCCGTCAATATCACCAAAACGCGCTAACAGGCCAGTGGTGAATCCTCTTGTGGTTGGCGTACCGCCTATATCGCCCGATAGATGCATGTTGCACCTGTGATTGTGCTGCAAGTAGGTATTCAGACGATCATAGCGCAAGGCCCCGCTTGCACCCCTTGACACATAATGACCGCACGCCCATTGGTCCCGACCTTTGGGTTGGTTGCAGCTTATGCAAGTTGGTACAAGGCCCCGCTCTTTAAACCATTTTTTCTCTTCAAGCACGCGCAGCTTATTAAATGCCGCTTGTGTTCGCTTGTGTTGCCAGCTCAAATCGGTGCGCCGCGACTCGCGGGCGGCCTTGTGTGTGGCCTTTAATCGCGTCTCTTCGGCCTTGTGTCGGTTTTTGATTCTTTGGTCTTGTGCGAAAAACACAGCATGGTCAAACGTACAAAAAAACCCCGCTGGCAATTGAACGCCAGTCGCCACCATGGCATTGGTTTTGCAATGCTTACACCGCTTTCGTTTATGAGCCATATATCATCCTTGATTAATTTTTACCCAACCTTTTATAGCTCAATTTAATTCAATGCTTATCCACCTTATCCACAAGCTTATCCACAGCCTGTGTTGATAACTTTGATTGATTTAGTCACTTGCATAGTGTATATTTAAGAACCATTAATAACACTTAACTTGGAGATTCAAATGAATGAATTAGCAGCATTTGACTCGCATTTAATCAATGCAACTGATATTGATACCGTTGAACGTTTAATGATTTTGAGGCGCGAAATTGAATTATCAGAATCAAAAAAAGCGTTTCAAGCTGATTTTAGCCGTTTGCAGTCTGTCTTGCCCGTGATTCAGAAAACCGGCAAGGCCAGCTTTAAATCGAAAAGTGGCGGCAATATCAGTTATGCGTATACAAAAATTGACGATATTACCGAAGCTGTCAAACCGTTGCTCAATCAATATGGCTTTGCATTTGTGTTTCGTCAAAAGAAAATTGGCGAAGATATAGCCGTGGCATGCGTCATCATGCACGTAGGCGGCCACAGAGAGAGCAGCGAGTTTTCGGCACCAAGTGACAGATCAGGCACAAAAAGCCCACTACAAGCTATGAGTTCAACCATAAGCTATCTTAAGCGCATCACATTTATGTCAGCGCTTGGATTAAGTGCCAGCGAGTCACCAGCTCGTCCGTTGAACCCGCAACCCGAGCATTACAGTGATGCAAGATTTAAAACTTATTA